GTGGAAGACTGAAGTATAGTAAACTTCTTCGTCAAATTGACAACGTTGATGCTGGAATTACTTCAAACATCACTAATTTGGTGATCAGAAGGAATTTGGTCCCTGCATACGACACTCTTGCCAATTACGAACTTTGCTATGCAAATAAATTCCATGCAGAAGTCGAAGGTTTCAATATTAGGTCGTCTAGTTTCAAGATTTCTGGTATTGATGGTAATCTATTCCTGACTGATGTCCCAGATACCAGTATTTCCATCCCCGGAAGACCTGCACAGGTTGTACCAAAGACTGGATCTATATCAGTCATCAAGTTTAATGAAAATAATGAGATTATCACAGTTATTGCAAATGCCGGAACTGTTGATTACGTAAAAGGTGAAATTATTATCTTCCCAATCAACATTTCATCAACTGCATTACCTAATCGCATTGAAATTGGGGTCACACCTGAGTCAAATGATATCGTCGCAAAAGAGAACCTTTATATCGTCCTAGATACTACAGGACAAAGTGTTTTAACCCTTAAAGAAGATTTGATCACCTCAGGATCAAGTAGATCTGGTATGAAATACGTTCCTCCTTCAAGTTACACTAGCAGCACGAAATTTACTCGATAAGAAATGTCAGATAGTAAAGTAAAAATCTCCAATATTCTGGAAAGTCAACTTCCAGAATTTATTTTAGATGACAATCCACTCTTTAAAGAGTTTTTGGAGCAATACTATCTGTCTCAGCAACATGAGTACGGAACTATTGATCTTGCAGAGAGAATTCAAGATTTAAAGAATATTGAATCGATTGTAGACGTCAAATATACGCAAATTGCTCCAACACTGACTCGATACATCGCAAACGACGATGAACTTATCGAAGTTAGCAATCATGTTGGTTTTCCATCAAAAAATGGACTTGCAAAAGTTGGAAATGAGATTTTTACGTATACTGGTAAAAGTTCCTTTGCACAAAAGGTCACTCAGTTTACTCCAAGCAACAATCAGATCAAATTAACGTCTACTGTTGGTTTAGATTCGTTCAGAGCACAAACTATCGTTTTTGATACGGCATTTTCAAATGTTGTTGCTGGTCAGGTTTATTTTGTCACTGAAGTTATCGATTCTAACACAATTACGATTTCTGAGAACGAAGATGCCCTTGATGATGTATTAAATCTTACAGAAACAAATCCATTAGGCACAACTCTCCCTACTGCCACTAATTTTGCCTTTACTGGATGTGTCAGAGGTTTCTCTGGTATCGATAATCTCAGTAATAGTGAATATTTGAACTTTAACATTAGTCAGTCGGATTTCCACGATGCTGGATCGACTATTACTAACCTTAGTCTGGTATTCGTAGCAGAATTCTTCAGAAAGTACAAAAAGGCATTTTTACCAGGTGTTGAAGACAGAAAAATACAAAGTGTAAACATAGACAATATCCTTTCAAGAGCAAGGGACTTCTATAGTTCAAAGGGAACTGATTCTTCAATGAAGATTCTCTTTGCTGTTCTGTTTGGAAAATATGTTGATGTTGTAAAACCTTTTGACAATACAATCCAAGCATCAACTGCTGATTATGTGCTTTCCGATGTTGTAATTGTTGAAACCATCAGTGGGTCTGCAGGTGAACTTGGAGAGACAACCGTATTGCAAGGATCTGTCACTAGTCCAACTGCAAAGGGTATTGTTTCAAGAGTTGAACCATTACTCTTAGATAACAAGCGTTATCATAAGTTATTCTTCCCTAAGAATTCAATTGAGAATACATTTAATGTCAGTAAGAAAACTAAAGTCTTAGGTGTTGGTTCTTCACTTGGAACCTTGACTGTTGATTCTACTATTGGATTCCCAGATAGTGGTTCATTCTTGAATCCTGATAAGGGTGGTCTAGTAGAAACGAGTTATACAAGTAAGAGTGCTAACCAGTTCTATGGTTGTGTAGGTCTATCTACGACTCTCGTAGAGAATGATCCTATCACCGATGGTCAATATATCTTTGGTTATGAGAACAATGATATCGACAAACTCGTTACGATGAGAATTGTTGGTGCAGTCACAGGAATTTCACCTACTAACAATATTTCTAGTCAGTTTAGAAAAGGAGACGAACTGACTGCAAAACACCTTGGAGCAAAGGTAGAAGAAGATGATGTAAGATTCAACAGATGGTTCTATAATAATGTAGTAGTCCAACAGGTCAATACAGTTCTTGGGGCGCAAGACATTGAAACTTTACTTGATCACAATTTACATCTAGGTGATAAGGTAGACGTTCTGAAGCAGAATGATAACAGTTTTGTGACATCTGGTGAAGTCAGTTCAATAACCAATAGGAAGCAGTTCAGTCTTGCTAATACAACTGCTAATCTGGTTACAACTGAGAAATATGTCTACAAAAAGAAACTCAAGTTTGTAAACTCAAATCTTAATCCAAACGATATTTTAGGAAATATCCAGAATACCTTCGTCGATACAGATAAGAACGCATACGTTGCATTCTCGGGACTTCCTGGTTACGATGACGTAGAGGTTTCAGATAGATCCAAGACATTTGAATCTGGTGATATAAACGCAGGCACTGATCAGATCACCATCAATGCTCACAATTTCCAGATGGGTGAGCAGTTATACTTTGAATCAACTGCTGGAGTTTCTAGTGTAACAGCAGGAAATTACTTTGCCCATGTAGTCGATTCCAATAATATTCAATTAGCATTCAGTCGTTCTTCTGTTGATAGTCGTGCTTTCGTCGGTATTGGTAGTGGTTCATCAGATAGTAAGTATAAACTGACTCCATCTTCTATACGCGGAAAGAGTCTCGTCAGTCAGAATAATTTTAAGAAAATTGTTAGAGAACCAAATCAAGCACTTGAGCATACCGACATTATTGGTCCAATTGGTGTTGCTTTGAATGGTGTTGAATTTAACTCACCAATTTCAGGTGATGCGATCTACTATGGTCAGATAGACAGTATCAATATTTTAAATGCTGGAACTGGTTACGATATTATAAATGCACCCCAGATTGGAGTTGCAGATACTGCAGGAAGTTCTGGTGCTATTCTTGTTGGTCAGTTCAAAGGAAAGGTTGAAGATATTGTTGTTACCGCTCCTGGTTTCAATTATGCAGATACTCCTACTGTAAAAATTTCTGGAGGAAATGGAACAGAGGCAGTTGCTGAAGCAAGAATGAGAGGATTCTCTTATTCTGAAACTTTCCCCGATAGTGCAAGAGACAATCAGGAATCAGATATAATCACCTTCACAAGTGGACATAGATTCTCAGATGGAGAAGAAGTCATCTATTCTACAACAGGAAATCCTATTGGTGTTGGAAGCACCTCTGTTGGATTTGGTACAGATAGACTTACTTCTGGCGCAAGATATTTTGTTGCAAAACTGAATGATACACAGATTTCACTTGCTACTTCAGAAGAGAATGCACTTGCCAAGACTGTGATTAATATGAATGCCTTTGGTAATGGTGCTCATAAACTTTTATCAAAGGTAAACAGAAGAGTTGTTGATACTATTAAGATTATATCGTCTACTGATGATTTCTCCAATAAGAAAGTAATTGTAGATGCCGTAGCATATCCACCATCAGAACAAAGAGATCTTTACAGTTCTTTCGTTGGTGTTAACGTTGAGAGAAATTACATCTATGCAAAAAATCATAACTTCAATAGTGGCGATAATGTCGAATATGCATTCGATGGTACTGCTATTGGTGGACTATCATCGACAGTAAACTATCAGGTAACTGTCCTGGATGCTGATAGATTCGTTCTAAGTGAGGCAGGAACAGCAACTACTACCAGTAGCGTCAATTACGACAATGGGATCTACGTAGACATCACCAGTGTGGGTGTAGGAACACACACATTCAAGTATCCAGACATTGCTGTTACGATCAGTGGTCTTGTTTCTACTGGAAACACTAGCATCACTCCCTCGTATTACAATGCTATCGGCGTTCCTGTGGTTCGTGGAAGTCTTGAGAATGTGTTTGTCAGAAATGGTGGAGTTGGATATGGTGTATCCGATGTAATGAACTTCCAGAGAGATATTGATATTGAAGTAAAGACAGGTAGAGAGGCAATCATTAAAACCATTATTTCTGATGGAAAGATTGCTGGAGCATTCGTTGCAGATTCAGGATTAAATTATACCAGTCCACCTACAATTAAGGTTATCGGTGAAGGATTCCTAGCAGAACTGACTGTGGATATTGTAGATGGTTCTATTGCAGCAGTTAACATTGTAAATGCAGGACAAGGATACAAACAGGATACTACAAGTGTAGAAGTTATTCCATCTGGCACTGATGCACTGGTATCAGCAGAAGTTCATAAGTGGACACTTAATAGTGTTGAAAGGTTCAGAGAAGCACTTGAACTTGATTCAGGAGCACCTAAGAACAACAGACTCAAGAGAGAAATGGTTCAGATCAGTTCTGGATCTAGTAAGAAAGAAACTAAGTTAGTTTCTTTCTACCCCGGAGCATTCTATCGTATAGAACTGGGCGATAATGTTACCACTGCTGGAGATGAAAAGACCGGAGCACCAGGTCAGGAGTTAGATCACTCTCCAATACTTGGATGGGCATATGATGGTAATCCAATCTATGGTCCATATGGTTATGCTAATGCAACATTTGATGGTTCAGCAACTGGTGGAATTGCAAGAATGCGTTCAGGTTATGATCTTGATCCTGAACCTTCTACAGCACTCAGGCCACCTGGATTTGGTAGTGGAAAATTCACACAAGATTTTCTCTACAAACGAACCACAGGAACACCTACCAATAAAACTCTTGATGAATACAATGGTAGATTCTGTCAGACTCCAGAATTCCCCAATGGAACATATGCATACTTCTCTACTCTAGATTCTGCCAAGCAACTTGCATATCCATATATCACAAAGTCACATTACAATCAAACAGAATCTTTCAACTATAATCAAAACATTGATCAGAGAGATTCAGTTCTGAACGATGGTTCTTATAGGAGAAATGTAACTCATCTTGGATTAAACACTCCAGGTAGAGAATATACATTCTTGCAAGAAGCAATAAAATCTGAAGTGCGAGTTGACGTAGATCAAGTCAGAGCGTCTAGAATAGATGGTATTAATGTTATTAAATCTGGTATTGATTATAGAGTTGGAGAACAAATCAATACCAGTGACTCATCAATTGATGCAGAAATCGGACAGGTTTTAGGTAAGAACATTGTTTCTATTGGAACTAGCGATATTGTATTAGAAAATACTATCTTTAGTGTGAGGGGTCAGGTTGTAACCGGTGTTACTACAACACCACATGGTTTCTCTGATGGTGATATTATCGAAATCTCTGGTATTGGTTCTGCAGCATATAAGAACCTTGAAGGTTTCTCTTCTGTTGGAGTAGGCACAGTTGTGTCCAACATGAAAGTTGCTGTTGCTGCTACTACGGCAACAGGAATCAGCACTAGTATCGAACTGGCTGCTTCTGTATTTACAGAGAAATTTGAAATAGGTGATATCGTTAAGATTAGCGGTGAGTTGATGAAGATCGTTGGTGTTGATATCGTCAATAACAAATATAGAGTTACAAGAATCGTTAATGATAGCAGTGGAAGCAGTCACAATGTAGGAGATCTGGTAATCAAGCAACCTGTGACATTCTCGTTCATTCTTGATAAGAAGGTGCAAAATAGGAATATACAACTTCCTGAAACAGAAAACTTCACTGCATCTGCTGTTGGTATAGGTTCTACTTTTACTTCAGTTGTTGTCGGAACTGCTGGAAGTGCAAATGTCACAATCAATATTCCAGAACGTGCAATTTATCTGCCAGGTCATAAATTCCAGACCGGAGATGAGTTGAAAATTGTTTCTATTGGAGGAACAATTCGTGCAACTGTTACTGATGCACTGTCAAATGCCTTTAGTCTCCCCACAACTGGTATCTTTGCAGTAAGAATATCAAATGAATTCCTTGGTATTGCAACTTCTAAGGCATTTGTTGGAATCAATTCCACCCTCTTCTTCCATTCAGATACTGACGGAACCAATCATACATTATCACAAGTAAAAGATAATATTACCGGTATTGTTAAAAAGGTATCTGCTAGGGTTGAAACTAGTGAGGCACATGGATTACAGAAGGGAGATGACGTTAGACTCCACATTACTCCTAATGAAGTTCAAGAATTTGAATTGAAGTTCAATGATTCTCTGAAGAAACTCGTTGTTGATCCTAAGACCTTTGTCCCTGCAGGAATCACAACTGTAACCACTTCTAATATTACACTTGCAAATCATGGATTGAATACAGGTGATCTTGTTGCTTATGTAAATGCTGTTGGTGTTGCAACACCTCTTCAGAGCAATAGAGAGTATCATGCGATTAGGATAGATGATGATACATTCAGACTTGCAGATACGAAGGTTGAGGCATTAGCGTTCCCATTCCAGAATATTACCATAACTGAACAAGGACATGGAACTCATGAGGTATCAAAGGTAAATCCGAAGATCGATGTTATCAATGGTGGAAGATTTGCTCTGAAGACCGGAGATACAAGTCTTCTTGGATATGAAATCAATTTCTACAATGATAGAGAATTCCAATCCAGATATGAGTCTACTCTGATTCAAAGAGATGGAGTAATCGGTGATGGTGCTGCTACCACACAAATCATAGTTGATATCAACAAGAATCTTCCAGCTAGTTTCTATTATAGAGTTGAAGGAGTTGATGCCACATTTACAGATACACATCCAAACTCTGTAGATGATTCTGTAACCAACTATTCTAATATCCGTATAGTCGATTCCAAGTTCAATCAGAACTATAAAGTTGCATCGATTGGAGTAGGAACTGATTTCTCCTTCGGATTCACTGTTGTTGGATCTGCCGAGACTAATTCATATACGCCTGCAGGATATAGCACTGGATTCTATTCTACCAGTTCCCCAACTGCGATTGGTGGCATCCATTCAACCAAGATTGTAAATGGTGGTGTCAATGTCAGAAAGTTCCCAGGAATTACATCCATAGGAACCACTACAGGCACTGGTGCAGAATTAGAAATAACAAACACTGAAATTGGATCAGTTGTAGATGGTGTGGTTGTTGAACCTGGTATTGATTTCCCAGTAGATAAAACTCTTACACCAAAAGCAGACAGTTTCCTTATTTTAAGACTTAAGAATATTAATGCACTGAAGAGTGTTGGTATTGTTACTGCTGGTAATAATTACAATGTTCCACCAAAAGTAATCGCAATTGGAAATGATAGCATCGTTGCGAAAACAACATTATCTGGTGGTGCTGTATCTAGCGTTGAAGTTATCTCTAGTGATAGTAATCTTTCAAGTGATCTCAAAGTTATTGCAACTGAGAACTCAAACGGAATCGGTATTGTTAACGCTGTCTCTGGTAATGAAATAAATCAACTCTTCCTTAGAGCGCCAAATATTGGATTTGGAGTAACTAATCCTTTCCCATTCCAGTTGGGAGATAAAATTTTTGTAGAAAACGTCAAGATCACTGATGGTCTCACATCAGATGGTTACAATTCAAGTGATTACAATTTTACATTCTTTGAGGTATCTGCAATCAACACCATTTCTGGAGTTGAGAGTATCAGTTATTCGATTGCCGGTTTAGGTAACACTGGCGGCACCTACAATATTGCCCAGAATGCACAATTTGGTCGAGTTATTAAAGTAGACGATCTAGCAACATTCAAACCAGAATTTGATCCTGTAAAATTCACAGAAGGTGAAATAGTTGTTGATTCTGGTAATGGAGATGTATTTGGTGTTGTAGCAAAGAATGGTTGGGATGAAGATTCAGGCATATTGAGACTGACTGGTGTTAATGGCAAATTCACTGAAGATACAATCGTTCGTGGTTCTACTGGTGGATTTAAGGCAACTGTTGCGGAAGTGACTGAGTTTGACTTTGATTTAAATGTAGGAAGCACATCACATGCTGCTGGTATGTGGGCAGATGATGTTGGTAAATTAAATGATAATCTCCAAAGACTTCACGATAATGATTACTATCAGAGATTTGCTTACAGTATTCGTGGTGAAATTGCACTTGATGACTGGAAAGAAACAGTTGATAGTCTAGACCACACTGCTGGTTATAAGAATTTCTCAGATTTACAACTTATTTCGCTGCCAGCAAAGACAGCAAACGTATCAATTGCGGATACAGAACTCAATCTTGATGTTCAAGTCAATAGTGAGAGATCAGTTCATACAAGATTAAGTTACGATCTTGCATTTGAAGATACAGATTCAGAAAGTCTTTCAAAGATCATTACATTTGATTCTAAGATTATCACCGACTACAACGAATCTAGAACCAATAAGGTTCTGATGATTGATGATCTCAGTCCTCAATTCAATGGTGTTGGAAACTCTGCCGGTCAACTTGTCGGTCTAAGCACCTTTACTATACTCAGTGATGGTAATTCACTGCTTCACCATTCTGTTAATCCTGTAACTGGTATTGCTGGTAGCACTATTACAATTGTAGATCACAACTTTAATACTGGTGAAGAACTTGTATATGATCCAACTAATGCTGGTATCAATACTGGATCCCGTATAAGCATTGCATCTACATCTGTTCCAGGTATTGGTGTTACTAATCTCCTGCCAGACAAGTTATTTGCAGTCACTGCCGCCACTGATGCTGGTCTTAACAAGGATACATTTAAAGTTGCTATCAGTCAGGCAGACGTAGCACTTGGAAGATTCGTATCATTTACCAATGTAACTGGAATCGGTCTTACCCAATCCTTCTCAACAGAAGGTGATCTTGCAACTACTAGAAGTTTAATCAGCATTGATAATATGATCCAAAGTCCTATTGCGGTAAAACCAGTAGGTGTTGCTATTACCATGTCTGAAGCTGTTGGAATCGGTTCAACTCAGATTACAGTCAGCAATACAACGAAGATTCAGGGCAATTCTTTACTTAGATTTGGAACTGGAGAGATTGTTAAAGTAGATCTGGTAGGTGCTGGTAACGTTCTTAATGTTCAACGTGGAATTCTGGGCACTGTTGCTGCTGCATATACTGTCGGTACTGCTAGTAGCGTCGTCACAGGCGATTACAGAATCAAACAGGGTAAGATTTACTTCAGTGATGCACCATATGGACCTGCAGGTATTGGTTCTTTAACATCCTCATCAAACTTCTCAGGAAGAATATTCTATAGATTGAACTATGGTAATAATTTCATCCTTGATGATATCTCAAATTCTTTCAATGGCACAACTGGTCAGTTCTCATTAATCAGCAGTGGTGTTGCGGTGACTGGTATTACCACTAGTCATGGTGTGGTTCTGGTCAATAACATCTTCCAGAAACCATTCCTTTCACCAATTGGTGCTCTTGCTAAATCTGATTATGAACTTGAAAAGACTGTTAGCGGGGAAGATATCGACTTTACCGGAACACAACAAGTTGGAGATCTCCCACAGGGCGGCATAATCAATGAGTTCACAGTTGGAGTTGGTAGTGGATTCCAGATTCCTGCTCGTGCCCTCGGTGCTGCGACTGTGAATGGTTCTGGTGTAATCACTGGTGTCACAGTTGGTGTTGGTTCTACTGGTCTTCTTGCTAATGGCGGTGGTCATCTCTTCCCACCAAGAGTCAGTATTGCCGGAACTATTGGAGTAGGGGCATCTATTACTTCAACAATCACCGATGGAAGAGTTACTGGATTCACCGTCGTACAGGGTGGTTCTGGATATTCTCAGACAAATCCACCTCAAATAATTACAGACGAACCTGCACCATATAAAAGTCTCACTCTGACGGGTGGTGCTGGTTCTGGTGCTGAAATGGATGTTGTTGTTGGAACTGGCGGTAGTATCATCCAGGCCGGAATCTCCTCGCGTGGCGTCGGATATGAAGAGGGTGATGTTCTTGAACTTCATGGTCTCCCATTCCAGGCTGGAATCAGCACTGTTCCTTTCACCATCACTGTCACCAATAAGTTCCAAGATAAGTTCTCTGGATGGGTATTTGGTCAACTTCTTGAAATGGATGATTTTAGTAACCAGTTCAATGGTGCTAAAACTCAATTCCTGATTACTAGAACAGAGAATGAAAGAGAATTCTACAGTATTGTTGCTGAAGAAGGATCTGGAATTATCCTTCAAAATAACCTGTTGATTTTCATCAATGACATTCTCCAAAGACCAGGAATTGATTATGAGTTCAATGGCGGCACCAGATTGAAGTTCAAAGAAGCACCAAAAGCAAATAGTTCATTTAGACTATACTTCTATGCTGGTTCAGCATTAGACTTTGAAGAAATTGATGTTGATCAAACAATTAAAGAAGGTGATGAATTAAGACTCCAAAGAGAAGTCTATAAGGAATTTGATGAAATCAAGAAGGTTAACGGTAAAGATGTTACTGTTAAGGTGCTTCGTCGCCAAGATGATTTCATCAGTCAAACTAGAAGAACTATCTACGCATTGACTGCTGCTGATACTGTTGAGACCGAAACTTATACAGGTGTCGGTATCAATACTGATGATAAGTTGTTGAGACCTATTGAATGGACCAAGCAAACTTCTGACACTGTTATTGATGGTCTTAGAATTTCTAAGTCAAGAAATTCCAATTCAGCATTGTATTTCCCATCAACTCAGATCATTCAACCTGTTGGTCCCACCGATACTGTAATACATGCTGAAAACGTCTGGTCATTTGAAGAAGTTGATAACCTTGCACAGTCTATCAATAATGTCACATTCGTAGGTTTAGCGGTTACAGACGCTACATTACCAGTTGTTGAAACTCTTAATGAAGTCTCGTATGCGGGTGACTTTGGTCAGATTACCGATATTCTAGACTTTGATTCAGGTGATGCAGGTGCAGAGAATTCACTGCCAACAATTAAATTTGACTTCTACCCACATCCATCAATCTATTCTGATGGTGGAGAAACAAATACAATTCAAAAGACTGGTATTTCAACAGGCGACTACTTCGTAATTAGAAATACCACTATCGGTCCTGGCGCTGGCGTCACTTCAATTGACGGTAGTCAAGCAAATATTGTTGCAGTTGGTTCTAGTTTCCTTGATAATGTTTATCGTGCTGCAAATGTTACTGGTTTTGCTGGAACAGATAGAGTTCAAGTTGCAACAAACGTTCATTCTATTGCAGGAATCAATACAGATCCCGAATTAGTTAAATATGGAACGTTCAGTTGGGGTAAGATAAATACAGGAAGCAGAAATGGTGAAACATTAGGATTCCAAACTAATGATCCTCTTTCTGGCGTTAGTACTTCAGCGCACGTTTCTAGAACTCGCCAACTGAAAACACAATACTAATTTCAATATAAATAATCAAAAAATCGGACAGACATGCCTGCCATAATCACTGACCAATTTAGAATTTTGAATGCGGAGACGTTTGCTAAGTCCGTGACTGGCATCGGCACGACTTCAAACTTCTACTATACCTTCTTGGCGCACCCCAACCCAATTAGGCAAGACATTGAGGAATACGGTGCATCAAACTGGCCAAACAATGTGCCAGACCCAAGAGACTCCTTTGAGCAAGAAAACATTTATCACGGATCGATGCTTTTCTTGAATAGAATTGGAGTAAATGATTTTTCAAGAATTATACCCAGAGTCAATTGGTCTGCTGGTATAACCTATGACATGTATAGGCACGATTATGATATTAGCAATTCAGCATCACAAACTAGTGCAAAAACATTATATGATTCTCGTTTCTATGTTGTAAACTCCGAATTTAAAGTTTATCTTTGTATCAATAATGGTACAAGTCCAGACTTCCTAAATGGAAAACCATCACAATTTGAACCAAAATTTGTTTCTAATACTGTTGATAAGGCAGCAGATACAGATGACGGATACCGCTGGAAATATCTTTATACAATTAGTCCTGCAGAAATCGTTAAATTTGTAACAGAAAAATTCATACCAGTTCCAAGCAACTGGGGAGATTCTAATACTGCATCAGTGAAGAATGCTGCTGTTCGTGGAAAGATTGAAACAATCCTCATCAAAAACGCTGGACAAGGATACACATCAGGTGTGTATAACGATATTGATATTCTTGGTGATGGTGTTGGTGGAAAAGTAAGTGTTACTGTAACTGATGGACAGGTTCAGAGTGTTACAGTTTCAAATCCTGGAAAAGATTATACCAGAGGAGTAATCAACTTTATTGCTGATGGTAGTGGTGGATCCGGTGCAGCATTTGACGTTATCATTCCACCAAAAGGTGGTCATGGAGCGGATATCTACCGTGAGTTAGGTGCATATAGAGTGATGGTTCACTCTAAGTATGATATTGCTGATGACTTTGCACCACAAAATGACTTCTCAAGAATTGGTATTATAAGAAATCCAACTGAATTTGGAAGTTCAACCGCTATCCTAAATAAAAATACCGCAACTTCTCTTGGTGCATTAAAATTAAGACCGGATCCTGGTTCCAGTGGTGTTACCACCTCTCAAACTACGTATCCATTGAATGCTGAAATTCGTCAAACTGTTGGTACTGCTTCATCAGTCGCCGTTGGTTATGTTGCTTCTTGGGATCCTGATACTGGAGTCTTAAGATATTATCAACCTGTTGGTCTGTCAACTTTATCTAATAACAATTTCAAAAACTTTGATTTTGAAGGAACTGAACAACCAATCACTTGTGCAACTATTGGAGGAGATACTTTAGAACCAGATGTCAATTTCGTTGGAACTGCTGTAACTCTTAGCAATAGCGATATACGCAATCTAGGACAAACTTTCTTTGCAGGAAAAGCAAATCCAGAAATTGAGAAGTTCTCAGGTGATATCATTTACATTGATAACAGAGCACCAATCAGTAGATCTGAATCACAAAAAGAAGAAGTAAAAATCGTAGTAGAGTTCTAAGAAATGACCCAGAACACCAATCTCAATGTATCGCCTTATTTTGACGATTTTGATGAGGATAAGAATTATAATAAGGTATTGTTCAAACCTGGATTCCCAATTCAATCCAGAGAACTAACTACGTTACAGTCTATCCTGCAAGGACAGATTGAAAAGTTCGGTCAACACTTCTTCAAAGAAGGAGCGATGATTGTCCCTGGTGGTGTAATCTATGATTCAAACTACTTTGCAGTCAAGATTGATCCTACCTTCTTAGATGTTCCTGTTTCTACTTATACTTCATATCTTAAAGACAATAAGATTGAGATTCAAGGTGAGGTTTCTGGTGTTAAGGCAACTGTGGTCAATTGCATCACAGCAGCTCAATCTACAGAGAATGTAGATACCCTCTATATCAAGTATACTTCTTCTGGAAGTGATGGACTGGCAGCAAAATTTGCAGATGGTGAGACTCTGATTACATTAGAAGACATTAAGTTTTCTAATACTACCATTCCTGCAAATAATGCATTTGCTAGAGCTGCTGTTGCAGAAGCAACCCCAACCGGTTCTGCTGCCTCAATCAGCGAAGGCGTATTCTTCATTAGAGGATATTTTGTAAAAGTTGCTGCAGATACAGTACTATTAGATCAATATAGCAATTCACCAACCTATAAGGTAGGTCTCCAAGTTTCAGAAAATATTCTGACTGCTTCCTCTGACAATCCTGATCTGTTCGATAATGCTAAAGGATTCTCAAATGAAGCTGCCCCTGGTGCAGACAGACTTCAGATATCTGCATCTCTGACCAGAAAATCAGTCACAGATAACAATGATCCCAACTTCGTAGAACTGTTACGTGTTGAGAATGGACTTGTTCAGAAGTTAGTTAATAAGACCGATTATAACATTTTCAAGGAAGAACTTGCAAGAAGAACATTTGACGAATCTGGTGATTACTACGTCAAAAGATTTGCTATTGACGTTAGAGAGACTTTAAACAACAGACTTGGTAATAAGGGCATTTATGCACCAGGTCAATTAACTCAGCAGGGCAATACCCCTTCTGATGATCTTTTCACTCTTCAGATATCTTCAGGTAAGGCATACGTAAAAGGATATGAGATTGAAAAGATTGGATCAACTTCATTTGATAATGACAAACCAAGAACTACTAAACTGAAAGAAAATGTCAGTGTTCCAGTAACGATTGGAAACAGTATTCAAGTAGAAAATCTTTATGGTTCACCAGTTGTTGGATTTACTAACACATATACCGTAGATTTAAGAGACCGTAGACTTAACGATGATGGAATATTAGATACCGATGGTGCAGTCATCGGTAATGCTAGAATTTACGATTTTACTAAGAAAAATATAGCGGGAGTCGGTACAGAGAGATTTGATTTAAGACTTTACGATATTCAAACGTTCAGTGTCCTTGAACTTGGACTGGAAATTACTGCTCCTGAATCAGCACACGTTAAAGGTGTATTCAGTGGAGCGACTGGTCACCTTAAGTCTCAAGTTGGTGCTGGAATAACTCTTACCGTCACAGATGTAGCAGGTGAGTTCCAAATCAACGAACCAATTGAAATCGATGGACTTGCTGTAGGTAGAAATATTACATCGGTTAGTGATAAAGATATTCGTGATGTTAAGTCAATTGGTAGAGTTGGTGGTGGTGTTACCTTTGCTTGCAACGTTGCAATGCAACAGACCACCAATCTTATTGAACCTGGTTCAGCATTCGAGATTAGTGCTCGTTCTGCCGGTGATCCTACTGGTGTCACCACAGTAACATCACCATCTGTTGGAGACTTCAGAAATGTTCCTGTAAGAGTTGGTGACGTAGTTTCGTTTACCATTTCAGGTAAAACTCAACCCACATTCAATAGAGTAAGTGCAGTTTCTGCTGGTGAAATTAATCTGGTTGGTGTTAGCACAGTAGTTGGTGTATGCGATGGTGCTACGGCAGCTACCGCTCTTACTAACATTCAGAACTTGAACGTCACTCAAGGTTTCATAGAAAGAGGATTTTCTTCAGGAAAGGTTATTGCTCTTCCTAACGAAACTATTTCTTCTGTCAATCTTCTTGATAGCAGTTATATTGTAAGAAAACAATCTACAGTTACGGTCCCAGCAAATCTAAGACTTGATTATACTATCAATGATCTTGGTGATGATACTTTATTCTTGGAACCTTACAATCAGCAGAACTATTCTTTGACTTATGCTGATGGTCATAAAGAAATTATTCTTGATTCTCAGGTTACAGTTTCTACTGATCTTAAGAGTATTACAATCCGTGGACTTAGCAAAGCAGGCACAGGTGTAATCTTGACTGTTACTGCTAGAAGAAGTTCTCTATCATCTAAGGTAAAGACGGTTACGAGATGCAATAATTTAATTGTAGAAAGATCCAAAACTCAAGGATCCGGTGCTGGTGCTACAACATTCGATGATGGACTTACTTGGTCAACTCAGTTCCCATTCGGAACAAGAGTCCAGGATGAAGTCATTTCACTGAATGTTCCAGACGTTACTAGAGTTCTTGCAATATACGAGTCTAATGATAATGCTGCCGCAGATCTTCCCCAACTGACTGTATCAAGTGCAACTGATACATTCTCAAATAATGTAAAAATTGGCGAACAGATGATTGGTGCAGAGTCAGGAGCAGTTGCCCGTGTTGTTGATGTTGTAAGCGGTAATAGACTTAACTTTGTATATGAGAATGACAGACAATTTGAATTACTAGAAACACTTTCACTACAAGATTCTGGTATCACTGCAAACATTACTACTATCTTCCTTGGTGATAGAAATGTAAGCAATGATTATGAGTTGGATCAAGGTCAGAGAACTGAGTATGCTGATTTCTCAAGAATCAAGAGAAAAGCAGGTGTTGCTGAACCAACCAGACAACTTAGAATTATCTTTGATAGCATTGCCACCGATGAAGGATCTGGAACTGTAGAATCTGTAAACAGTTATAATAGTCTCGATTATAGAAGAGATATTCCATATGTTGGAGATAAGAGAGCATCTGACGTCATTGACTTAAGACCCAGAGTTAATCCATATAATGCCAATTCGACAGACTCACCATTTACATTCAAATCAAGAGTATTCTCAAATTCAAACTCTGAACCCGCAGTATCTGACAGAACTCTTGTCGTTGACTATTCGTTCTTCCTTGGAAGAATTGATAGACTGTATTTGACTAAGGATGGCAATTTTGTATTCAAGAAGGGAGAACCATCAGAGTTTCCAAAACTACCAGTCGGAAATAGCGAGGGATTTGAAGTCGCTATTCTTACCTTATCACCATTTATGTTCGATGCAACATATGATTGTAGATTGAAAATGATACCTCATAAGAGGTTCACCATGAAAGATATTGGTGGTCTTGAAAGTAGAATTAAAACTCTTGAAGATTATACTACACTGTCTCTGCTTGAAACTGATACTAGGAATCTTGCAATCAAGGATCCTAACACTGGATTAGATAAGTTCAAGTCTGGTTTCTTTGTTGATAATTTCAGAAGTCACAATGGTGCTAATCTTCAAGGTGAATCTTTATTTGATATTGATCTGAAGAAAGGTGAACTGCGCCCACGTTCTACTGAAAGAAATGTCACCCTGCAGTTTGAAACTGTATCAACTGAAGCAAACTTCACAGATGCCGACTACGCTTGGGCAAATGATTTCTCTGATGTCAATGTAACCAGAAATGGTCCTGGTCTGACTCTTAACTTTGAAGAAGTTCCATATATTGATCAACCACTTGCAACTAGAACAGAAAACCTGAATCCATATCACATTGCACTGTATGCCGGATCAATCGATCTGTCACCTGCCACAGACTATTGGATTGAAGAGGTTGTTCTTGAAACTCCTGACATTGTTCAGTTCGATTCCGTATTCAACGGTATGGCAGAATTGCTTAACGTTGAAGACCGTGAGAATGGTGGAATGGCAGCAAGTTGGTGGAACTCTTCTGACTTCACCTGGAATGGTGATGATAG